GAGCGATGACTACAGCAGCAAGACCCAAAACACCTGCACCAGTCCAGCTTACCACTCCAGATCCTGTGTATGCATTGGGAACATACTGAAGCAAGAGGTTACGTGGAGTTGATAAGGAAATGGCTCCAGCTGCCAAGAAGAATGCAATGTAAGTGGTCATGGACGACGCCATCCAACGCATCGCTGGTAAACTAGGCTTGAAGGTCGGTGCCATCCCAGAGTATGATCCACCCATTGTGCTAGGAAGAGGCATCAAGGGAGGTGCAGACTGAGGACCTTGAGGACTTGGGAGCAGGGCATCCAGGGGTGTTGAATCGTCCATTGTTTATTCACTAGACACGTTTTCGCAATTGGCATCCTCCACGCGATAGCGATAACATTTACCGTCGGACCGGACAACCTTGTCTAGTGTATCTTTGAGTGGAAGTCCTAGGGTGCGAACCGTTGAATACTCACGGTGAAAGAGTACCACTGCGATACCCAATCCAATGATGAATGAGAAAAACGGAGCCCCTCGGTGAATTGCCTCTAGTATACGGATCATTACTTCTTAGTGAGACTTGCGAGTACGTTGAGAGAGTCTGCTTCTTGGACGCACGGAACTTCGACGGATGTGAACCGAACACATCCTGTTTCAGTATGATAGATACTCGGATCATTTGGTTGAGGAATGCGAACCTGTTTTCGTGTAGGCGGAATCAAAATCGTTGAGACCAACAACCCAAAAATTACTCCAGCGGACAACCATCGTAGTTCGATCATTGTTATTTATTGGTATATTCATTTAGGAAAGAGTTGAATCCAAAATACATTAAAATGATGAAATAGCCTGCATACGGTAGAAAGATAGAGACAATCGCACATCCATACGCAAGCATTTTGAATGAATCAAGTCCAGTCGTTTCATATTTTCGCATGAAGATGGCGTAGACTGCAACAATGGCAAAGACATACACAAACACGTTGATAATATGGAGTGCGAGCGTCCATGCACGGTCGTAGATGACATTCACGTTGGGTAGGATGTCTTTTTTCGTAGTATTCCCTGTCGTAACGTTTTCCAATTTCAACTTTTGACCATCTGGAGCAACTAATGTTTTTGTTCTTCCATTCTCATCTGCAACTGTCAATGTTAACCTTCGCCCTTTAATCGCATTTCGTATCGTTGACGTTCGTTCGAGGTCTTGAAGTGCTGCTTGACTCAATTCAGCAATCTTAGCATCAAGACATGCCTGATCGGCTTCACCACCACATCCTCTGACTGCTTGTTCACGAATTCGCTTCTCTTCTTTAGCATCTAGTTTAGTTTGTGGAGCCGCATCAAAGACAGGAATTAATGATTCATCTGCAGTGATATCGAGTATCCCATCGTTGACTTTATTAATGAGAGACTTAGTGATATTACGAAAGCTTTTTTCGTCTCCAAAATAGGCAGACACGATTTGTTGCGCCATTGTTATGATGCGAACACAAGATTGCCCAGGCCTGAGACGATACGTAGAAAGTTAATCGACTCAACATACACTCCCACGTTATATGTGAATGTAAAAATCACGTTATCGTTGGTTTGAACAACCGTGGTTACAGTTCCTGGAGGATAGAGAAGAGCACCACTTGGTGTTGTCAAGGTCAAGTTTGCCGCAGGAACAACGGTTGGATTGGGACTAAACAACGTTGAAGTCAACACGCAGACTGTAGTCGATGTAGTTGCTGTCACAGACGACGCAATAGGTTGTTGAAGTGTCAATCGGAGAATGATTTTATTGAACATACTTCCGTTGACTGCACCAGACGGTTGATAATTCGCATGATCCAATGCAAACGAATACATATACACTCCAGGAAGGTCTGGAGTCATTCCGGTAACATGACGGTACATCTGATGGAGTGAAAAGAAGGGAAGAGGTTTGGTTTGAATACGCTCCTTTCCATCAAACAATAACAGACCATCGATGATAGAGTCACGAGGATAGACAGACGTAATTTGCTGCTGACCTGAACTTAGTAGTGAGGTTTGTACATCTGAATTAATTGCTGACCAAGGAGCGCGTTTTGGATCTGGCCAGTTCGTATAGTTATCCCATTGGTTCAATAAAATCTGATCGTTTCGTTGAGAGAGAAACACAATACGAGTGACCAAGTTGAACATAGGAATTTCAAGATCAGTATTGCCTCCAAATTGTCCATCTTTCATCACATATTTGACAGTTTTAATGAGAAATGACTGATCGGCTCGTGCCATTTGGTTCATCTCCATTTCCGAAAGGTAGATGAAGTTACCATCAATGTAAGGGTCTGGAAACCAGGTGGTTAACGAAGGATTACTTGGCAATCCAGTAGAGAGAGGAGGAGACAAGAACAATTGCAAAGGATAATTGACAGGACGAATGCGTGTGCCATACGTCACTGAAGTGGGTGATGTGTCGACTACGGTATATAAATCAGTCAAGGCTCGTAGAGTGACGTTAATGTAGACTTCCGAGTTCTGAAGTGCGACCAATGGAAGAGCCATACCTGGATTTTCACAAAACCAAAAATGAAGAGGAATGACCAACTGACGAGAGCGAATACTAGGTTCAGGTGTCTTTGTATTGGGCGAGGTTCCAGGCAAGACAGTCGGTGTCACTGAATGAGGGTATTGGTTGTTACGATCGTATGCATGTGCAGGATCGTAGAGTTCAGGAACGTTTCCGACCATTTGATCGACAATGGCTCGCTTGTTTGCATCGTGGATCATATACGAATAGAGTTTCAACCATTCACCTGGCAGTGTTTGAATTGCTTGACCGTTCATCGTAAGGTCTATACGATCGATCAAATTGTATCCAACGTTTGGAATCCATTGAAACTCATACCCAATCGAGTTGGTTCGAGCGTCATAGCCTGACGGTGGTGCCTGACCACTCAAATACTTTAAAGGTGAATAAATGTCTGGAAGCGTGAGATAGAGGTAGCAATCGCTTAAGAGTTGTGCATACCGATCGACACGACAGGAAATGGTTCGAGTGCCTGTGGTCGAAAATTCTAAATTGGACGCAGTAAACGGCATGCGTATCTGATCCATTGCAAAATTCGTATGACGACGGTAGACCGATCTGAAATGAGTCATGGAAGGACTTCCATTGATAAACTCATTCTGGGCGCCAGTCGCCGCGATTTGAAGTAATCCACCTGGCATTTGTATACTCCCTTATGCTTTCTTTAAGACACTATGCGCACACTCATAGGTTGTACAGAACGTCCGTTATAAGGAACCACACCACGATCGGTAATGTTCTGAAAGGCTCCAAATGCGCCTGTCGCGTTATTGCTCAAACAACAGTCGCTTGAATAGGTGGCTCCACCACTGGCTCCACCATTAGCCCCTTGAAAGGGTGCTACAAAGCGCTCACGTTGACTAGCACCGTTTGCAACCGCAGAGAGATAGATCGCATTGGTTTCACGAGAGAGAGGTTGGGGATCGATGTTGATACTCTTAGCAATGACCCTACGCTTGTGTCGTGTTAACCAATCCTGTGCAGAGTTTACTTGCATTTGTGATTTACGCGAGAGAATCCTCTACTAGTTAATGAGGTTTCTTCTAGTAAGCACTCACGTAGATCAAACGACTGGGTATTCCAAAGTAAGTCATAATCTATTGAAACAGATTTCAACCCTTTCACCTAAAGTCAAAACATTTCACTTTGGATTTCAACGTCATCCAGGACGCACTTCGGTTCGCAAAGTTCCTGAAGGTGTCATCACCTATGATGCAGCGGCTAATGAAGATCCCAAAGAAGAAGGATTTGGCTTCAATAAAATTCACGAATATGTAGAGATGGTCAACCCAGATGTTGTCATGATTTACAATGATCCGTTGATTGTCATGCGATTTATTGAGAGTATGAAACACGAGCGAGGTAAGTCTTCGTATAAACTTTGGGTGTATCTCGATCAAGTCTATGAAGGGATTGCACAACCGTTAATTGAAACTATTCGTGATCATTCAGATCGGATCTATTGTTTCAGCGAACTTTGGAAGAAGAAGTTTGCAGACTATGGTCCCTTCCCAGATGTGCGTGTTATTGAACATGCAGTCGATCCTACTGTGTTTTCCTGTATGGCTTCTGCGTCAGTTGCATCTGTGCGAACCAACCTCAATGTTCCGACCGATGCGATCCTCTTTCTCAATGCCAATCGAAACAGTCAGCGTAAACGTCTTGAT